GGCCGATCTTGATAAGCAGGTGCTGGTGCTTACTCCGGCAGACAACGAGGAGAACTTCATGACTCTGGAAGAGACGCTCGCCGCTCTCAAGGCCGACCACGGCATCGACGTGACCGCCCTTCAGGAGAAGGCCGCGCTGGCAGATGCGTCTGTCGCACTGAGCAACAAGATTCAGGAAGAGCTGGTCGGTACCGGCCTCCTGACCCTGAGCAACACCGACGAGACGGTCTCTGCTGAGGTCCTCATCGGTGCCGTCGCAGAAGCCGGGAACAAGATCGTCGCGCTGACCGCCAAGGTCGACACGCTGGTCGAGGCTTCCGCCAAGAGCGCCGCCGAAGCCGCAGTCGAGGCACTGGTCCTCTCCGGCCACATCCTCCCGAAGAACCGTGAGGCCATGGTCGAGCTGAAGCTCTCCAACGCCGAGCTGTTCGACAAGGTCCTCCCGGAGAAGCCGCTCGTCAAGCTCTCCGCAGAGGGTGGCGTCGAGACCACCGACGACGCGCACGACAAGACCGTGGAGGACGAGATCGCTCGCCTCAGCGCGGTCGCCGACAAGCAGACCGCCGCGTACGTCCGCTCGTAGTACTCAGACCCGACCAGAACTCTCAGAAGGAGAACACCAGAAATGACCACCGAATACTACGGAAACTCGATGCCCGGTGCGGGCTTCGTCACCTCCGACACCACTGTCGACGACGAGCTGATGTACTCGATGGTCGGCTACACGCAGAAGGGCGTCACCCTGAAGCCGGGGCAGGGCGTGCTCCTGCTGGGCACCTTCATCAAGCAGGACGCCGGTTCCAAGATGTACGTCAAGACCGCTGGCACCGACGGTGAGGGTGTGCTCCGCAAGACCACCAACACCGGCTCCGACGTCAACGGCCAGCGCTGGCAGGGCAACATCGTCCTCACCGGCCTCCTGAAGCTCGACAAGGTCTCGGCAGCCAACTCCGGGGTCACGCTGACCTCGGTGCTGGGTGCGCGGGTCAACACCGTGCTCGGTTTCTTCAAGTTCTGAGCAAGGACCTCTCCCGGTCGGGATTCTGAGGTGATGGAAGGGCCCCGGCCCTTCCTGATCCTGAGTAGCTCGGAAGGCCAACTCAATCCAGATCAGGCAAGTGACCGGTAACCAATCCGGGCCGCAGATCGGGCACCTAAGCCGGTGTCGCTGACTTCCCAGAAACCACTCTGGCGCGACGAAAGGACAACTTCAGTGCCCGAGATCTCTCTGCTCCAGCCCACGGTGCTCCGTGGTGTCGTCGAGCGCTTCACCGCTCCTGAGTCTCTGGAGATGCTCAGCCGCGTCCCGCAGACCCCCCACCCGTTCCCGACGGTGCAGTGGGAAGTCATCCGTGGCTCCCGCGCCATCGCTCGCCCGAACGTCCCGAACAGCGAAGCACACATCGTGCCGCGCCTCGGTCGCTCCAGCCAGAGCGCGGCCTTCGTCTACCTTCGCGAGAAGAAGGTCTTCGAGCCCACCACGCTCCACTGGCTGCGCCAGTCGGCCAACTCGGTCTCCGAGCTGGCGAACACCCGCGCTGAGGAGTCGGTGCTGCGTGAGGTCAAGGACCTCAACCAGCGCTTCGACAACTTCGCCGAGTACCTGATCTGGCAGGCCTGCACGGGCACCCTGACCCTCGACTACCCGGACGTTCAGGCGACCGTGGACTACAAGTTCCTCCCGTCGCACAAGGCGTCGGTTGCGGGCTCGTGGGCCACTGCCACCCCGGGAGCAATCGTCGAGGACATCCGCGCCCTCAAGCGGCTGATCACCCGCGACGGTCGGGTCCCGGCTGTCGATGCGTACGCCACGGAGAAGACCATGACGTACATCTTCAACGCCTTCGCCAACACGGGCGCGGCTTCCCCCGGCACTGCCGGTGGCATCCTGCTCTCCGACCGGATGAAGGACCAGTACTACCAGAACGGCATCCTCCCGGGCTTCATGGGCCTGAACTGGAAGCCGCAGGAGGCCGTGTACGACGGCGCAGGCGCTGCCTACACCGCATCCCCGACCATCCCCGCCGCCGAGCAGCGCTTCTTCGCTGACGACGCCCTGCTGATCGGCAACTTCACCGAGAACCGCCCCATCGAACTCTTCATCGGCCCCACCGCCGACGACGAGGCCCCGGACGGCTACACCGGCAAGTTCGCCAAGACGTGGAAGGACAAGGACCCGTCGGCCCGTCAGTACCTGCTGGAGTGGAACCTCCTGCCGGTCATCACGAGGCCGGAACAGTTCGTTTATGTCAGCGATGTTACGCCGGGCTGATCTGGTGATCACAGCTAAAGTGTGCTAAACTCTCCTGCATGGAGAGACGTGCATGGTTGGACTCAGAGGTCGAACTTCTTCGGAAGTCGGCCTCTGAGTCATTTCTGAAGGATCTGGCGACCGAACTGGATCGCCCGGTGAAGATGGTCCGCTGGAAGCTCAATCAGCTGGGTCTGAAGGCCAAGGACGCCCGGACAGGCAACACTGGTCGTCCCGTGTCGATCTGGACTGCTGAGCGGCTGGAGCACCTGAGAAGGCTGGCCCCCACGATGTCAGCAGCCCACATCGCCGTGGGGCTGGGAGTCACCGAGAAGCAGGTGAGGACCGCCCTGTTCGAGCACGGGATCGAGGGTCGAGGTGTTTCGAGAAAGCAGACTCCTGAAGAGGTGAAGGCTCGGACAGCTCCCCTGAAGGGCCGGATCAAGGTGGACCGGAAGGCATCTCGTACCTGCTCCCGCTGCGGGGAAGAGAAGCCGGTCTTCCAGTACCCCAGTGAGTCCACGGTGGAGAGCCTGCTGTGTGAGGAGTGCCGGAAGAAGGCTCGGGCTGAACGTCATGCTGCGCTGACTCCTGAAGAACGTCGGCGGATGAACCTTCAGCAGAGAACCAATCGCCATGGCCTGTCGAGGGAGACCTACACAGCCCTGTTGGAAGCACAGAGTTACTCCTGCGCCGTGTGCCTGACTCCGTTTTCCGAAACCAGATCACCTGCGATTGACCACGACCACAAGCACTGCTCAGGAGTATCGGGGTGCGCCCAGTGCATCAGGGGGCTGGTCTGCACAAGATGCAACACAGCCGTGGGGTGGGCGGAGACCTTCCACGCCTCTCCCGAGTACCTTGAGGCCATCGCTGCCTACCTGTCCAAGGCCGATCTTCTGTAGTGACTACCGGGAGGCAACGATGAACAGGTTCGTGCTGGACCTCGAAGCCTTCCGGGGCGACTCGTTTGACAAAACAATCCGGATCAAGGACAAGGCAACCCGGCAGCCCATCGACCTGTCCGGCTCGACATGGGCAGCACAGGCCCGCAAGGATCCCGACGACGTGGAGCCCATGTTCACCTTCGAGGTGGATACCACCAATGCCGCACAGGGGGAGCTGACCCTGCGACTCACCCCGGAGCAGACAACTGTGGCGGGGCAGGGTCTGTGGGACTTGCAGAGCACCTCCGCCGATCAGCCCCCTCAGGTGCTGACCCGTGGGGGAGGCAAGTTCGGCGTCCGGAAAGACATCACCCGATGACCGAGGAGTTCGTCGAGGTGGTCACCGAAGGTGTCGAGCTGGTGGAGGTCCTCACCGACTCCCCGGAGTTCGTCGAGGTGGTCACCGAGGGCACCGAGTTGGTGGAGGTCCTCACGGGGGCCCCCGATGTGGTCGAGGTGATCGAAGAGGTCACCGAGATCGTGGAGGTACTGGAAGGCTCGCCGGGACCACGGGGTATCCCCGGTCCTCCGGGGCCGATGGGTAACGGGGAAGAGCTTCAACTGCACATCGTGGATGTCACACCACATCCCGCGTACGACGACTACATGGATTTCACCCTTCTTTTCGAGAACAGGCTGGTCTAGGACATGTCACTGGTAACCAACATCGCCAACGCCTTCACCCGGTCAGCGACAGAGTCCAAGGCGCTGCGGACCCTGATCAACGGGAACCTGTCCAGCCTTGCCGGGTTGACCACCACCTACAAGACCGATCTGGTGGGTGCGGTCAACGAGGTGATGGCAGGCATTGGCGGAGCTGGAGCTTCCATCAACGACGCCGCCACGAACGGCGTCAACACGTGGTCGTCCTCCAAGATCTCCTCCGAGGATGCGCTCAAGGCACCCATCGCCAGTCCGACGTTCACTGGTACCGTCGGTGGGATCACCAAGGCCATGGTCGGGCTGGGTTCAGTGGACAACACCACCGACGTGGCCAAGCCGGTCTCCACTGCACAGGCTGCCGCCATCCTTGCCCTCAAGAACGAGATCCTTGGTGGAGCTTCGGCGGCATACGACACCCTCGGTGAGCTGCAAGCCCTGATGGCAGCAGACGACACTGAAGCCACTGGGTTCACCACCGCTCTGGGGCTCCGGGTTGCCGTCACAGCACAGACCTTCACCGCTCCCCAGCAGACCTTCGCCCGCAACAACATCGGCGCGCAGGAAGCCGCCCTGATCGGTGACCCGGCCACCGACTTCGTCGCTGTGTTCGTCGCCGGTCTGGCCTGATGACTCTGGCGTCAGGCATCTCGGCTCTTGCTTCGAGGCTGGCAACCGAGTTCAACGCTCTCCGGAGCCTTGTGGCTGGCAAGGCAGACCTCGCGGCTCTTGACTACCTTCCGCAGTGGGGGACGGACAAAGTCAACTACCTGATGAACCCCGGCTTCGAGGACTACGCCGACCTGTCCGGGTGGAGCCAGTCGGGAGGCTGGGCTCTGGACTCCGTTACTCCCTACATGGGCAACAACTGTGCCATGGTGACGGCCACAGGTGCTGTGAAGACCTTGACCTCGCTGATCAGTATGCCCGTCAAGCAGGGAGACACAGCCAAGGCGTCCATCGCTCTCAGGACAGCCATGACGGGCACGGGCTACATGACGTTCAACATCGTCACGAACACAGGTGTGCGGATCCCAGCTGTCCAGTCGAACATCAGCATCAACGCTCCCGCCTACGCCATCTACACCGCCATCTATGTGGTTCCGGCTGGGGTCAGCTCGGTCACCCTTGAGGTGATAGTCCCGGCGACGGCGACGTCAGGGACGTGCCGGGTGGATGAGTGTGTCCTGAAGAAGGCTCTGGACATCAATGACTTGGCCGGTGTCACCGCGACCGCCACGGAGCTGAACTACACCTCGGGGGTCACCTCCGCGATCCAGACCCAGCTTGGCACCAAGGCAGTCTCCAACCACAGCCACCTGCTCGCTGTCGGAGCCACCGATGTCACAGCCACCGCTGCCGAGCTGAACAAGCTCGACGGTGTCACCGCCACCACTGCCGAGATGAACTACCTCGACGGCGTGACGAGTGCACTCCAGACCCAGATCAACGCCAAGCAGACAACGCAGTCCTCGTGGACTTCGTTCACCCCGACGTGGACGAACTTGACGTTGGGCAATGGCACCAATCAGGCGACGTACCTGCGGCTGGGTGGCATCTGCTTCGTCAGGTACAACCTCGTGTTCGGCTCCACTACGACCGTGCAGGGCATCTTCTACCCCAGCCTGCCCATCGCTGACACCGACGCTGCCATCTACACCGGTTCGGGCTGGATCTTCAGGAACTCGCCATACACGTGGCAGATGTGCTCGTTCGTGCCCAACTCCTACATCATCAGCGCGGCCAGTGGCCGCGCCACGACCTCCTCCCCGTGGGCGTGGGCTGTCGGTGACATCATCCGAATGACTATCGGCTACAAGGTCGTCTGATCCACTTTCCACCCCAAGGAGCAGCATGAACATCACAGACTACGGAGCCGTCCCCGGTGCCGACATCAGCGCGTCCGCCAATGCCGCCCTGCTCGCAGGAGACGGCTTCGTCCCTGCGGGAGACTGGCTGGTTGATGCCGCGCTGGGAATCAAGCTGGATCAGCCCGGCATGTCGCTGGAGCTGCACCCCAGTGCCCGCCTGCTCGTCATTCCGACCGATCTCGGGGGCTATTCGGTGATCACCATCTCGGAGGCCGACTGCAAGGTCAAGGGAGGGCAGATCATCGGCGACGTCCGGACACACCTTGGCTCGACAGGAGAGTGGGGTCACGGCATCTCCATCCTGACTGGTGGGGATGGCGCAAGGGTTGAGGACGTGAAGGTCCACGAGTGCTGGGGTGATGGCATCTACGTCGGAGGTGGAGTCGATGACGTCGTGCTGACCCGCTGCGACTGCCGCATCAACCGGCGCAACGGAGCCTCCGTCACGGGAGCCTCCGGCGTCAAGTTCGAGGGCGGATGCTACAACTCCAATGGCACCGTCAACGGCACAGCCCCCAAGGGAGGCATCTACTTCGAGCCGAACCCGAACGTGGGCACGGACGTGGTCGAGTTCTCGGTGAACGGTGTCGACTGCAACTACAACGCTGGCGCAGGCATCGGTCTCATCCGGGCCGAAACGCACACCACCCGAGGCAAGGTGTCGAACTCGACCTGCGCAGGCAACGCAGGACCGGGCATCCTCGGAGCAGGCGCTCTTGGATCGATGATGGTGGACCTCACCGGCATGACGTTGAGCTACAACCTGCACGGCGTGCAGGCCGCAGCACTGGGGCTGAACTTCGCCGGGGGACACTTCTACTCCAACTCCCAGAACGGCGTCACGGCAACGGCGAAGGTCAAGCTCAAGGGTGTCACCGTCGACTACAACGGACGCACGGGGGTGGCGTTCGCAGACGGAGCGTCGAACTCGGCACTCATTGGGTCCGAGGTGAGCAACAACGCCACCTCTGCCACAGCCACCTACCCTGAGGTCGACATCGCCGCAGACACCTGTCATGTGGTGGGCTCGGTGGTCTTGCCCGCAACCGGAGGCAACCGGGCGTCGTGGGGAGTAGTGGTCCGCTCGACCGCCTCCAAGGCAAAGCTCAACGCGGTCACGATCACGTCGGGAACCGCTGGCTTCATCTCGGCGCAGACGGACACAGTTCAGACTGCGGTCATCAAGTCTTGACCGAAAGATGAATCCCTACCTTGGGACTCCGGTAAGCTGCTCCCGAGCGGTCGAAGGCCGATCTTCCATAGAGACCCCGGGAGGGCAACAACCATGACTGACACCACGGAACCAGTGGACAACTTCGAGGACCTCCTCGAACTGACACCGGATGACGTAGTAGTCCCCACAGAAGAGCCTCCGAAGGCTCCTGTGAAGGCCCCGGCACGTGCAGCCAAGGCACCGGCCAAGAAGGCTCCCCCTGCCCCGGAGGACCCCGAAGCTGCCCGTATCCGCGAGCTGGAGGCCATGCTTGCTGAACCGATGCCGTCCTTCGACGAGCCCGAGGAAGAACCGGAGGAGCCGGTCGAGCTGACCGAGGCCGAGATCCGGATCAAGGAGCTGGAGGACAGGATGGCCAAGCGCAACGCCATCATCGCCGAGAACGCCCCCACGCGGTACGCCAAGGCCGGGAACGGTGAGAAGGTTCTGATCCACTTCGTGTACGACGGCATGATCGCCTTCGGCCAGAACTGGTACAGGGGTCAGGAGCTGGAGTTCGAGGTCGGCGGCGAGACCTACAAGCGCACGCAGGACCGCAACGGGGCGTCATGGCTCGATCTGGCCAACAACCCCAACGCCCAGATCCTTCGCTGGGGTCACCACTACTTCAGCCCCGGTCCCTTCGTCCCCTTCCCGGGCGAGAAGTTCGATGACGACATGGTCGCTCAGGATGCCCGGCGTGCTCGGGCTGTTCCGCTCGCGAGCATCTGACAGGAAAGGACCTGAGGGATGGCATACAAGACCTACACCCGGGAGCTGATCGCGGCGTTCACAGGCAGGCCCGTAGCCTCGTTTCCTGAAACGTTCATCGCCTCCTCCGCCATTCCTCAGGCCGTCCTGCTCTTCAAGATCGGGACCTGCATCTTCGACCCGGAGCTGCTGACCGCTGACCAGCAGCAGATGGTCGACTTCGCCATCATCTCCATGGCCGACGCCATCCACCTGACGGCTCCGTATCAGTCAGCCAAGGCCTCCCCGTTCAACTCCGAGTCCATCGGCTCCTACTCCTACTCGAAGGTGGCCGCAGCCGCCCAGAAGGGGCTGGAGACCGGGATCATGTGGTTCGACATGGCGGTCGGCCAGCTGTCGGTCTGCGACCGCGCGAGTGGAGATTTCCAGCGTGGTGGCATCGAGATGTTCGAGCACGACGGCACCTTCGTCACCGGACATGTTTCTGGAAACGTGGAGTACCTGTCCCCGGTGGATCGTCGCCTTTCCGCCAACTTTGGCTTCAACCTTGACCCAGCCCCCGGACTCCAGACCCGGGAGCCCTCTCTCTTCGACGCCGACGTGGTTCCTGCGTCATGGATCGAAGATCCGCCCGGCTCCGGCCTCTACACGCAGGGGGTCTGACTCATGGCTACCAATCGCCGCTACGTCACCGTGGATGTCACCGACCCGGTCTTGCCTCCCTCTGTGGTCACAGCCACGGGGCTGGCCAAGCTCACGGACATCCCCGCTCCTGTGGATCCGGTGGACATCTCCCAGCTGGCCCTGAAGTCCGAGCTGCCTGACGTCTCCGCCTTCATCACCGCCGACGACGTCCCGGGTCTCATCGTCCCGTTGCCCGGAGCTATGGCGTTCAAGGGAGGTTGGATTGGTGAGGCCTACGCGGTGGGCTCGGTGGTTGCTTTCATGGAGACCTTGTTCTACTGCAAACTCGCGACAGAACTTCCGGTCATGCTTGCCCCCTACGAAGATACGGATCACTGGGTCAGGCTGTCCTGCGACCCCTTCGTCGCCCCAGCGGACGATGGGCAGATCCTGTTCAGGAACTCCGGCTACCCGGGTGGGTTCCGGTGGGGGAACCTCCCGACTCCAGCGGACCTCACTGGCTACGCCCGCACGACTGACATCCCGGACGTCTCTGCCTTCATCACCACCGATGACCTCCCGGCTCCGGTGGACCTCACTGGCTACGCACACACGACCGACATCCCGACTCCAGTCGACCTCACTCCTTACGTCAAGACCATCGACCTCCCGGCTCCAGTGGACCTGACCACATATGCCCTGAAGACCGAACTTCCTGACGTCACCGGGTTCGCCACCATCGCCGTGGTGGAGGATCTTGCGGCCACGGTTGCCGCCTTGCCCACGACAGGTGGTTCCGGGATAGCTCCGGCACATCTTGGGGATCTGGTTTCCTTCGCTCTCGCTGGCGGAGACACCCATCCGGTTGACATCATCTCGTCCGCCGCATCCTCTGTCATTGACGGGTCGGCAACCAATCAGGCCAGCAACGCCTTCGACGGCGACCCAGCCACCTACTGGCACAGTGCTCTCGACCTGCCCCACTGGATCTCCGGCCACTCTGCTGGAGCCGAGGTGTTGGTGTCATGCTCGATCACCATCTACACCTTCTCAGCAGGCCGCAGCCCCCGGAACTTCAAGATTCAGGGCTCCAACGACGGCTCAACGTGGGTGGACCTCTCGACCCACACAGGGGTCTTGTGGACCATCGGGCAGACCCAGACGTTCACAGTCAATGGGACCCTTGCCTACACCGACTTCCGGATCTACATCACCGCCAGCGACGGTGGCTACCAGACGATGACCACCGTGCTGTTCACGGCGGCATCTGGAGGTCCCGCTGTACTTCCTGTGGGCGCGGAAGGGGAGGTTCTGACTGTCGACCCCACCACGCCTGCCGGGCTGAAGTGGGCAACTCCGGAGATCACTTCTCTGTCGTCCGTCTCCATCCCCACCAGTAGTGCTGATGCGTTGGGCGTGGTGGGCGACATTGCCAGCGATGATGGCTTCATCTACAGCAAGACCTCGACTGGCTGGAAGCGTGCAGCACTCACAGCTTGGTAGGACATTTCACAAAACAAGGAAGGAGTAGCCATGGAGCACCTGTTCAACTCCGCAGTGCGGGTCGAGCGACTCACGCTGACCGTTGAGGACGGCGTCGCCACCATGGCCTACGCGCAGGCGACCGACCCGGATCCTGCACTCAACGACATGCTCCAGTTCCTGCGCTGCCGTCTCGACATGAACTTCATCCGCGAGGGCAAGGACGCGCTCCCCGCCATGGTCGCAGGCAAGGCACCCGACAGGGTGGGTGTGATGCTCACCGGTCCCTACGCGCCCATCAGGGCGGGGGACCGGATCGTGGCCATCCCCAACGAGCACGGAGCGATCCCGGTGTCGGGCACGTTCGAGATCCGCTCCATCCCTGACGAGGTCGTGGCCTTCTCCGACCGGCACCACATCGAGGTCCAGATCATCGAGACCGGTCAGGAGCTGAACGGCGAGAACTGGCCCGCCGAAGAGCCCATTGAGGACTTCGTACCGTGATCAGGATCACGAGCGACTGGTCCGACATCGACAGGGAACTGACCCGGCTGGAGATGATGCCCACAGCCAAGACCAAGATGGGTCTGAAGGCTGTGCTCGACTTCGGGTTCGCAGCGACACAGGCAGCTGTCCACGTGGAGTCCGGAGCCCTGAAGGCATCCGGTAAGGTCAGCACCGGGCACGCCATGGGCATGGCCACGTGGGAGGGTGAGATCTCCTACGGCGATGCCGGTCCTGTCGACTACGCCATCTACGAGAAGCGCCGTGGAGTTCACTGGGCAGGCAAGTCCTCCGCACGCGGCGACCACGACTTTATGAGACCATTGGCTGCCCTGCACCCCATGTGGGTCGAGGCCATGCTGAATGGACTCCGGAAATGACTGATCTCTCACTGGCCACCCGCAACTTCCTCGCTCAGGATCCGGCGCTGCGGGATCTGCTGGGGCGCTCGATGAGCTGGGACACGTGGATCTTCGACGAGAACCCGATCAACGTGAAGGTCGAGAACACGGGCCGGTGCCTGATCGTGATCAACGAGGACGGCACGTGGACCTCCCCCAATGGTCACAACACGATGACCTTCCCCCTGCTGGTCATCGACATCTGGGCCGACCCGACTCGCAACGACGACAAGTCGGTCAAGGTCAACGACGCCAAGACCAAGATCGGAAGCATCCAGAAGGTCCTCGACAAGCACCTGCACCTCACTGACGCGGGCACCTCGCGTGGAATGCCCTTCGTCTGGGGCACTGCCGATCAGGTGGCCTCCAAGACGGGCGTGGTGGTCGCTGGGAGCCTCCGCGTGTCCGGACCCACACTCTCACCCATCCGGGACACTGACGGGGCCTACATGGGCCGTCTTACGTATGGCGTGAACATTCCCTAACGATTCTGAAAACAAGAGAGACCCAAGGAGGTCCAACATGAAGGTGCTTTTGCGATCACCAATCAGCACGTACTCCGGCTACGGCGGGGACGGGATCGGTCTGGCTCAGGCGCTGATGCGCTACGGAGCCGACGTCTACCTGCAAGCCACCTCGGTGGACGCCCCTCTGCCACAGGACGTGGCCAACCTCCTGACCAAGGAGCTGGCGGCTCCGTTCGACCTCTACATCAACCACATCGACCCGGGCCAGCTCCAGTGCCCTGACGAGATTGCCCCTCAGGTGGGGGTCAAGGTCGCGTGGACGATGTGGGAGTACTCGAACCTGCTCAACCTCGCCAAGAGGACCCGTAAGACCCTGCGGGCTCGGATGAAGAACTTCGACGTCTTCGTCGGCTACTCCGACCTCGACCCGGCCTGCATCGAGCCCTACTTCGACGGCCCCGCCTTTGTCCAGCAGGGCGGCTTCGACCCCACCATGTGGCCCTACATGTTCGACCGGGACTGGGACACCAAGGAGTTCTACTTCGCCCAGATCGGAGTCCTCTCCGAGCGGAAGGATCCGTGGCGGACCATTGAGGCGTTCCGGCTCGCGCGCTCGATGGACCCAGAGTTCTGGCGCTGGGCCCGTCTCAGCCTGAAGACCACCGCTCCCGGCCTGCACCACAAGATCGAGGACCTGTACCGGGACATCGACCCGGAGACAGGGGACGAGTTCTCCTCCCTGCGGATCTTCTACGACATCTGGCCCACCGAGCTGGTGCGCGAGTTCTACAAGGTCCAGCACTGCCTGCTCGCACCGTCCCGTGGCGAAGGCAAGAACGTCCCGGCGCTGGAGTTCATGAGCACAGGGGGCCCGGTCATCGCGACCAACTGGTCCGGCCACACCCAGTGGCTCGACCCGGCCTACTCCTACCCGTTGGCCTACACGCTGGAGCCGGTCAGCCCTGATTTTCCAGAAACGTTCAACGCTCGGGCGTCCGTCGAGGATCTCGCCCGGCTGATGCTCCACGTCTTCCAGCACCGCAACGAGGCACAGGAGAAGGGCCAGCTCGCCGCCAAGATCATCCCGCAGGCGCACAGCTGGGATGCCGTGGTCGAGAAGCTGTTCCTGAAGCTCAAGACCAACCTGCCCAAGGAGCAGGGCGAGCGCCTGTGGACCTTGGCCCAGATCGCGAGGAGTGACCATGCCTGATAGGAGAGTCCCTCCCGACCAGCTTCCCCGAAAGAAGGAGAACCCTCAGCTCGACACGAGGATCACCAGAGCGGTCTCCCGGATCGTGGAGCTGCGGTGCCCGACAGGAGCCCGCCGCCTGCTGGCCAAGACCATGGTCGCCGGGGAACACCCCAAGATCGTGGAGGGGAACCTCGTGGAGCTGTCCTGTGACGACTGCAAGAAGACCATGCGGCAGCAGGGCAAGCCAGTGCTGAGGGTCCTCCACAGGTTCAACCTTCTCGGTGAGCTGGTCGAGTCGGAGGCCATCTACTAGGCCGGAAGCCCGGGGCCGATCTTCATGGGTAGGCAAGAATCCGAACCATTCCCTTGCCACTCGTTCTGAAGGAGACCGACCATGGCAGGCTCTACGACTTTCGAGGGATTTTCGATCAGCCACGCCGCCATCTTGGACGGCGCAACTGGTCTCGAAGAGACCTTCGGCGACATCTACGGCATCCGCTCCGGCTCCCTTGAGCTGGATCAGGACAGCTACGACAACACTGGCGACGACACCATCCTGTCCACGTGGTACTGGGCAAATAAAGTCAATGTCACCATTCAGGGCGGATACATCCCGTTCCAGACCCTGAGCCTGATCTCCGGCTCCGTCGTGGCCAGCTCCGGCACGGGCGCGGACCAGACCTTCACTCTCCCCCTGTGGGAAGAGAACACCATGAACACCCAGCCGCGACCGATGGTCGTCCGGGTGCCCTCCAAGGACGCCGAAGGCATCGTGCGCCTGTTGGACTTCGTGCTCTACAAGGTCCAGTTCCAGCCCTTCAGCTTCGACGGCCCGTCCTACAAGGAAGGCCTGCTGCTGAACTACAACGGTTCCGCACTGTTCTCCTCGGTGGACGAGAAGGGTGGGGCAGTCATCGACAGCCGCACCGGCCAGCCGACCAAGCGCATCGGACACCTGCTGAGCCGTCCGCTCTGACGCTAGGCCCTGATTTTCAGAAACAACTAGGAAAGAGAGTCGCATGACGACCGGTAACACTGACATCGACACGCTGGAAGCGGAGTCCACTCCGCTGTCTTTGGAGTCGGGTACCCCCATCAAGGTCGAGCGCCTCAAGACGCGTGGCCTGATGGCTCTGCTGAAGATCCTCACCCGGGGCGCGGCAGAGGTCATTCCCACCTTGAAGTTCAACGCGGAGACCTCCACGGAGGAGTTCGCGGGCCAGCTGGTCGGGGCCATCGTCTTCGCCATCCCGGATGCCGAAGAGGAGACCGTGGAGTTCATCAACCGGATGGTCTCCCCGGCGAACCTCCATGAGGGAGCGAAGCTCACCAAGGCACAGCAGGCGGAGAACGCCCAGCTGGCCGACGAGCTTCGTCTGGAGCTGGCCGACCCGGAGATCGACGACCTCGTCACCATCTTGGAGCAGATCATCAAGGTCGAGGCCCCCCACATCGTGGCTCTGGGAAAACGTCTGGCTCTGCTTCTTCAGGTACAGCGGACGAGCGCAGTCGCGAAGCAGAGCGCATCCTCCAAGGCAAGCTCGAAGGCCTAGATCCTGATGGCCTTCTCGGTGGGTTCTCCGCAGCCTTCGACCTCGTGTCGGCGGAGTACGGCTGGGCCGACAAGGTCATCTGGAACCTTCCCCTGTGCCGCCTCCGGCAGATCACCGCAGCCATCCAGCAGCGGAGGTTCCTCCAGCAGCGCCGGGAGGACGGGCGGTTCTCTTGGCTGGCCCGGAGTCTCGGCAGGTACATCGTCAACGGATACATGTCCGAGGCGAAGGACAAGAAGGAAGCTCTCGAAGAGGTCAGCATGTTGGCCTTCGACGACATCGAGGGCGCGATGCTGGGACTCGTCATCCCAGAGCAGGCAGCCACACCGGCTTCCGGCAAGGCAGCAGACATTGACCCGAACGACGCCATCGCGAGGGCTCTAGCGAAGAACTCCAACGGGTCCTTCGAGAGGCTCCGGGGGATGGTAGGCGGGCTCGACCAGCGCGGAAAGATGATCTAGCAGGAGGAGGTGGGCAATGGCCGAGAACGAGACCCGGGTCGTCTACAAGGCCATTGCCGATTTCTCAGCCCTCTCCCGCGCAGCCCGTCAGGCCAAGCGTGACCTTGCCGAACTCCGGGCCGAAGAGGCTGCACTCAACGCCTCCTCCCTCTCGGGGTCGAAGGGGGCCACCTCTGCGGTGGAGCGCCACGCCAAGGCTGTGGGCAGCGACACCAATGCGATGCACTCCAGCTCTGAGGCACACAGGGACCACAACTCTGCCGTCAAGGAAGGGGCAGCAGCCTCCGGAGCACTGGGAGCTGCCACCTCCAAGACCAACACCGTCCTCAGCTCAGCGAACAACACCATCAAGCAGGCTGCCTCCCACCACGGCAACTTGGCTCGCAACACCAACGCATCGACGAGGGCGCTGATCCCTGCCAACGCCCAGATGTCCAACTTCCAGCGTGGTGTGCAGCGGGCTGTGGGTCCCATCGAGAAGATCAACAACCAGTTCGACAGGCTGGGCAAGTGGCGTCCCAAGCTGACTCCTCCCTTCATCGCCCTGATCCCCCTGATCGCTGGTGTCCTCGCGCTGATCAACCCCCTGATCGCAGGCATCGGTGCGCTGGGCGGCGCAGGTATTGGGCTGGTCTCTGTGCTCGGCCAGATCGGTGGAGCTGCCCTCGGGGTCATCCCTGCTCTCTTCTCCCTGCTGTCCGTGGTGGCAGCCCTGAAGGTGGGGTTCTCCGGTATCGGCGGGGCGTTCAAGGCCTTCGGTGCCGCCAAGAAGGCCAAGACCAAGGCTGCCTCCTCCGGTGGGGCCCCCAAGCAGGCGGAACTGACTCTTCAGGAGAAGATCAACCGGGCTCAGGAGGCCTACCGCCGCTCCATTCAGGACGTGAAGTTCGCACAGGACGACCTGAACGACGCACGGAAGGGCTACATCAAGCGGCTCAAGGACTTGCAGCGTGCGGTCGACGACTCCGCCCTGTCCGCCCTGAGGGCCGCTGCCAACTCCCGGCTGGCCTACGAGGAGTACCAGCGCACGATGGCCGACCCCGGAGCCTCACAGGGTGACCGGATGGCCGCTGAGGCTGCCTACAAGGAGGCTCTGGAGGAAGAGCAGAAGGTCGGCGAGGAGAACAAGAAGAACGCCGAAGACCTCGCCAAGATGAAGAAGGAGGGCATGAAGGCCGACCGTGAGGTCATCATGGCCCAGCGTGCCCTCACCGACGCCATCAACCGGCAGCGTGATGCCCAGATCGACCTGATCAACGCCCGTCGTGGAGGCTCGGGTGCCACCGGAGCTGCGGCCACGGCAGAGAACGCCTACCTCGACGCCCTGAACAAGCTCTCTCCCTCTGCACGGAAGTTCGTTGAGGCGCTGGTCGCCATGGACGGTGCGTGGCAGAAGGTCAAGAAGACCGTGCAGGAGTCCTTCTTCTCCAAGATCGTCGGAGACACCAGCAAGCTCAAGTCGATGCTCCCCACCGTCCAGAGCCTGCTGTCCGACACCGCAGGAGCCCTCGGCGACGTCGCTCACCAGTTCCTCAGCATGATCACCTCCCCCGAGTGGAAGTCCGATCTCGTCCTGCTGGGCAAGGCGAACATCCCGGTCATCAAGAACATCGGGGCCGGGCTGAACACCCTGTGGGGGATCTTCAAGGACCTCGCCGTCATCGCCATGCCGTTCCTGACCGAACTCACCAAGGGGTTCAAGAAGGGCACCGAGAACATCGCGGCCATGGTCAACGAGGCCCGCAAGAGTGGGTCCCTCGGCAAGTGGCTGATGGGGGACAAGGAGAATGGGACCAAGGGTGTCCTCGGGACCCTCCGCCAGTGGTGGGAGATCATCAAGAACATCGGCAAGACCATCTTCAACTACGCCAAGGGTGCCGAAGCCTTCGCCACGTGGATCTCCGACGGGATCCAGAAGGCCACCGAGGGTTGGCTGAAGACCAGTGAGGAAGCGTCCAAGAAGGACTCTCCTTTCCAGAAATGGCTGGAGAACATCAAGCCTCTTCTGTCTGAGATCTCCCGGCTGTTCGGCACCTTCTTCTCGTGGTTCACCAAGGAGTCCGGGGACGTCACCAACATCAAGGTGATGACGGAGATCTTCCGCAAGATCACCGACGACCTCGGTCCCAAGCTGGCCAAACTGCTGGACAGCTTCTCCAAGGCCGAGATCGGGCCGAAGTTCATCGACACCCTCACCAAGCTCATCGACCTGATCGTCGAGCTTGTCAGCAGTGACGCCACTGCCGTCTTCTTCGATGTCCTGAACAGCCTGCTCGACGTCCTCAACATGCTCCTGAAGATGCCTGTCGTCGGAGACATCCTCAAGGGTCTGGCCGTTGGGTTCGCCGCCATCGCCGCCCTGTCCTTCGTGGCCAAGTTCACCGGCATCGAGAACTTCATCGGCTGGCTGCTGAAGCTCCAGAAGGCAGGCTCGCTGGCTGCCATGGTCACCCGGCTCCGGGCAGCCTTCTCAGGCAACTGGGGCATGGCTCTTGGACCCAAGGCTGCCCTGCCGACTACTGTGCCCGGAGGGAAGCTGCCGGGTGGCGGGTACGCCCCCGTGGGCCCGATGCCCATCAAGGGCGGCCAGAAGCTGCCGGGTGGCGGGTACGCCCCCATAGGCCCGAACGTCGCCAAGGGTGGAGCGCTCGGCAAGGCAGGCACGGTCCTCAAGGGTGCTGGTGGTATCGCCGGGATGATCGCCAGCATCGTCGGCAGCCTCGTCGGCGACGCGATCTCCAATGCCGCCCCTGAGGGGGCAGCAGGCGCGTCCCAGAGGACCGGTGGCAACATGCTCTCCGGGGCATCCACAGGCGCAGGCATCGGAGCGCTGATCGGCTCCTTCTTCGCAGGCATCGGTGCGGTTCCGGGTGCGGCCATCGGTGCTGGTGTCGGTGCGACAGCCGCCTACGCGGGTGGGTCCGAAGAGGACCGCGCCCAGATGAACAAGGACATCGCCAAGTGGTTCGAGGACAC